CCACCAGTCTTCTGACTTACCATAACGTATGCAATAGGCTTAGGCTCTTTAGCTTCATAGCCAGATACTGTGTCTACGATAAGATCATCATATGGAAATGTAGATGGGTCATCTGTAAAGGCAAGATTTCGACTCTTAACCTCAATCACATTATCTCCTACGATAACATCTTTATCATTAAGTGTATAGTCACGAATCTCTGCTTTAGATTGAGCAAATGAGAACTCTGGCACTTCGGCCATTACTCCGAATTCTTTTAGTCGCATAGCGACAATCTCATTAAACTTATGGCCTGCTTCCATGGCTGATTTATAATCGAACATGTTCTCTCTTCCGCCGCACTTTTCGCTTTCACTATGTGGTCTAATGACCAGTAAATTGTCTCCATATGTATGTAGATATCTCTATGGTAGCATATATACCTACGATCTGTAAACAGATATTAGATAGAATATTTGCTACTGAATACCCGTCTGCTTTTCTTTCAATCTCTTCTAATATATCTAGTCTGGCCATTTTAGTTCCCCGTCCTTAACAAATACTAAGCCAAAGGATTGGCCTGGATTTAGAGTAATATCTTTTGCCCCTACTTCAGCCCACCCGTATTTAGGAAATAAATTAAAGATATGTCTTTTATCTCTAACTATAATTGCCCAGTAAGCTTTCTCTGAAGGCATTGTGTCGCAAGGCTCTACTTCCCTTGATGGGAAACCGTTGACCCTGCATATTACCTGTAGCCCGTACTTGTTTGTTCCTTCTACCTTTATTTTAGCATTATCTAATATATCGTAGGCAGGAGTATTGTTCCCTGCTGTAATACATTGAGATACTTTTTTATCTCCAAAGTCTTCTCCATGTTATAGTATCTAGCCATAACAAATAATAGATCTGATAGTCTATTTAGATATTTTGGAATCTCACGACTTATCTTTATTTCATCGTTGATTTCAAGTACTGCTATCGCTACCCATACAGATCTTTCTGCCCTTCTTACTACCGCCCTAGCATTGTGTAAAGGTCCTGTAGGCAAGATAAAAGACGTTAGTGGCTCTAGATACTCATTGTAATCATCAATAATAGTCTCTAGCCACTCAACACGTTCTGGGGTTATCTTAATTGTTTGTGATCCAGCCAATTCAGCTCCAAGATCAAATAGATCTTGCTGAATCATATCAATAATATCTGTTCTGTCTGTCATTCCGATAGCAGAGTTTGCCTCATCTACTGAGCCTATGGCATCAATTAGTGGGCTGCTCTTATATACTTGCTCGTTACCACCGATAGAAGTTAATCCTTCATCGCCAGTTTTTGTGTATATCTTAGTTAATCTATTCTTCGTCATCAAAATCCACTTCAAATGGATCGGAAAGATCTAGATTTTCTAGACCTTCTAAAGACTTAAAAGCAACCACGGCTGTAATAGCCATAACTGCTAGTAGTCCTGCAACAATAATCACCTTCTTATTCAATCCCATAATCCTATTCTATGACCATATCTATATGCATCTGATTGCATAGAGTCCATTCTAGATTTACCACATGGACATGGCGGAACCATATGGATCTTGCTGTCTTCTAAATCTGTTTCTATACTCATTATAGTATTGCATGCTGGACATTTGAACATATGCTTTTTCATTTCTTTTCCTCCATGATCATTTCAATAATGTCGTAGCAATCACAAGTACTGGTCATGCATTCCACTGTTCTTAATCCATACCGCCTTAATTCTCCTGACGCTGAAAGTAAATGCTGCTCTTGTATTAAGGAAGCAATTCTTTCTCGTTCTCTCTTTTCAGCTTTTTTACAACCATTACAAGGACACTTCCAAACAGTTTTACTATAACTTATTTGGTCTCTAGGGTCTCTTAAATGTGACGTTTCGGCTGCTTCAAGATCCAACTTCTTCGTCCTCTTTTTCGTTTTCAACAGATCTTAGTTCATCATAAAGATCCCAATATCTGTTTTCCCAACCAGTTGCTCTTTCTTCTGCATCTACCCACAAGGTGTTCATATGATCTCTTTTTTCGTAGGCTTCATCAATTAGGTCTTGCATATATGAAGTCTGTTTAGTTATATCTTGATTAACTGCTCTTAAAGTACCAACCCTATATGCAGTTATAACCATAATCATTGTGAATATTACTTCGAACATTTCCGCCTCCTTGAGTTACTAATTATAGCCCAACAGACTCAGCTTTGTCAATAGCATCATCCATGCTATATGGATGTTCTTTTGTACAATCTCCGCATTCTCTACACATGGAAAATCCCCCGCCTTTCAGCGGGGGCCTTTCTTAATTAATTAAACTTTCTTAGGTCTGCCAGTCTTTTTAGGGACTAGGCTGGTCTCTCTTCGAATACCATGCTTATTGGTATCAATTCTTGTCAAAGGTTTTCCTGACTTAAATTTTCCCTGACTTGGTTTCTTGCGAGTAGCCTCTGCAGATGTTACTGCACCTGATGGTTGATTATTAGGTGGAGTATCCATTCCTGTACCATTATCGCTCATTAATAAATCTTTCTCTTTGTTCTGGAGTTGCAGTCATATTTAATGTTAAACCTGCTTCTCCATCTCGTGCAACATTCAAAGTGCCTCCTGGAATGTTTGCAATACCAGTTTCGCTACCAAATGCTTTGCATCCACATTCAACGCACATGATTACTTAGGTCCTTGTGCTGATGCTTGATTAGAAACATCTGTTGCTGGGAAAGCTGGCTTTGGATCAGCAGCATACTGCTCTCCAACATTGTGTGTTCCCGCAGGCTTTGTTGTATTAAAGCCGTTCAAATTTAATCCGTCCATTTTATTACTCCTATAGGTTATATTTAGATGGGTCTAGAAGTCCATCCATATAACCATTATAGCATTTTTATATTCTATACTTATTTTCCCAGCAAGAGTCGCATACCATAATATATTTGGTCTCTGTGCTGGTGATGCGGGTTGCAGTATTCCCACAACCCGTCACCTCACATTTTTCTTCTTGGGACATTACTTCTTTTTAGTAGACTTTTTTACGGTCTTTTTTGGAGCAGTCTTCTTAGCTGGAGACTTCTTTGCAGGAGCCTTCTTCTTAGGTGCTGCCTTCTTGGTTGCTTTCTTCACGACTTCCACCTTTCTTTCAGGCTCTTCTAAAACAAGAGTTGTGTACTTAAACTCTTCTGGGAAAAGCCATTTCTTTAATTTATCGAACATTATCTTTATCTATCTTTCTGATTATATAATCAATCACTTGTTGTGGCTTCCAGTCTTCTGGAAGTTCAAGATTACTAATTTGATTTACGATATCTTGTCTTACCTTAGTGTCTATGTAATCTTGCATAATATTATTTTATCATTTATATGTCAATGGGGCAAGGTATCCCCTGCCCCACGACAATATAAAGAATTACTTCTTAAGTGTTACCTTAAGCTTAGGGAACTTAGCGTTCCATTTCTTTGCCAAGGCGTTGAACTCCTTGACATATGTAGCCTTAGCAAGATCTGCATCTGCCTTAGCCTTTGCTAGGTCAACAACAGCCTTTGCTGCTGCTGCATCTGCTGCTGCCTTGTCTGCTGCACGAGCAGTCTTTTCGGCTGCCAATGCTGCTTCTGCAGTTGCCTTAGCGGCATTTGCTGCTGCAAGTTGAGTTGTTAGAGCAGCAAGGTCTCCAGCCAAATCACGTACTGCGATGATCTTTACAGATGATGCAGATGGTGTGCTGAATCCTGTTACTGCTGCTGCCATATCGGCTGCTGCTGCATAGAATACGATTGTCACTGGACCAGTTGCTGGAGCAACAAACTTAACGTCTGCTGATCCGAAATTGGTTAGTGTTGCACCTGTTGTTACAGTTACTGTATCAAGGGTTGCACCGTTAGCAATTGCATTAAGGGTCTTTCCAGAAATCTTATTTCCGAATACATCCTGTGCTGTTGCTGTTACTGTTACTGATGTTCCTGCTGGAGCAGAATCTACACCTGTTACGGCGATCTTATCGATCAAAGTAGATGTTCCTTGTAGGAAGTATGTCACAGTTGTGCCCTGATTTGTAATTGCTACAGAGCTTACTGCTGTCGTTTTAGTATATACATAAAACGTTGCTGTTGTTCCTGTACCAACATTGAGGCTCCATGTTGCTGAACCTGAAGATGCTGTTACTGGTGCTGTAGTTGTTGCAAATGCTGACACTACAGCGGCATTTGTTGCTGAAACTGATACTGTTGTTCCAGTATCAACTGTAACTACAAACTCAACTACATCAAGGGAATCTACAGAGTTGTCTGTAGGGACTGGAATTGTAATTGGTGTTACAGAAGTTACAACCATTGGAGCAGCACTTGCAGGTGTTGCTAGTGTACCCATAGCGACGGCTGCAACCATTGCTAGAGCGATTTTCTTAAATGACTTCATTTAATTTATTCTCCTTAATTTATCCACCTCTTGTGAGCGTGGAATTCTAGTTTGTGTACGAGTTCCGCCATTGTGACGGAGAGTGGTTCTCTTCGATACTTTTCTTCATGTCAATGTCTTCGTACATTCGAACAATATGAGTACATGGATCCTGACCTTCGTCAAATTCCGCATATTCTTGTTCGGACATTGGTAGTCCGTCGTGTGTGTAGCATACAGGAGGTCCGCACCAACCCTTTTCAATCCCGTACGCAATCCATTCGTCAAATGTTAGATCCATTCTGCCAACTCCTTTAAAAGGCGGTGCTTTGGCATTGCTCCCACAATAGTGTGGACTGGATTTCCATCCTTAAATAATACCATAGTTGGTATTGATTGTACAGAGTATTCCTGAGATTTTTTTGGATTTTCATCAACATTTAACTTGCCGATCAAGAGTCCAGTTTCACTTGAGAGTTCTTCTAGGATTGGATTCATCTTTTTACAAGGACCGCACCAGTCTGCCCAAAAGTCTACCAAGATTAATTCATTTTCTAATATAGCCTGCCCAAATGTGTCGTCTGTGATTATCACATAGCCTCCACATGAGTAGGCCAGAAATACTGGCATTTATCGCAACAGGTATAACCTAGTTCACGATAATCAGAATATTCATTGTAGAAATAATATTTCTCAGGATCTTTCTCAAATAACCTGCCCTTATGTGAGTAATGAAGCTTTTCGTCTCCAAGCCACCAAGGCCTATCTGATTCTAGACCCATAAAGTTTTCTTCATAGATCTCATCAAATTTTGCGTGTGTGCTATTTTTATAGCCACGAAGAATAATTTCTTTAATGATTGACTCATTGTAAAGGAATAGCCAGTCTTCGTGCCCACGCCACATTTTAACTGCAGGGTGATTTACCCATGCACCAGACTGATCATAATAACCAGCCAAAGATTTAAGTACTTGTAGGTTCTCTACGCTTTGCTTAATAAGACGCTTGCGATCTAAATGCTTAGCAGTCTCAGCAAAGTCCGCCTCTGGTAGAAATGTTTGCATACTATGTATTGTACTAAATTATTTACGGTTGGTCAATAGTAGGCGGTGTGCCTTTTAGTTCTTCTGCTGCTGCATTAAACTTATCCATAAATACTTTTACTACAAAAAATGTAGACTCATGAGCATTTTTAGAAAGATTATTTAAATTCTCTTCCGATCTTTGGTCTTCAGGAAGAGCGTTAGCCCACTTCTGAAATAAAGCTTTTGATGTATCTTGAATTATTTCTTCAAGCACGGTCATGGTTTTTTGTTCATCCATTTATTGCTGCTCCTATATTAATTAGTTTACCAAAAAGCACCTTGTTGCTTTTAGTGTTTACTGATGTGCGTGAAAGCAAATCATAAATTTCTTGATACGTTAGATTAGGTTTTGCAGACCTAATTGCTAACCAATTTGCAGCAGCAACTTGAGTTGCTACCGATGTTCCTCTGCCTATACCAGTTTTATTTCCTACAGTATAAAGCTTCATTTGCCCTAAAGAATAAAAGTCTACCAAATTGTAGTCATTGTTACTATAAGTAGCAATACTGTTGCTTATATCAGTTGCTCCAATTGCTATAGAATCTTGAATACATGAAGGCCAATCTATTCTTTCTGGATCAGAATTGTTTCCTGTAGGGAAAAATACTGGAATGTTCATTTGTTTTAAGTTAGATATGGCTGGCTTAAGATACTTGGAAATAGGGCAATACTGTTTATAATAAAGTAGTTTATGATGTCCCTGAGACATAGATACTGCTTGTATATTATACTTTTCTTTATTTACCGCCACCCAATTTAAAGCCTCAACGATATTTCCTTCTGTAGTTGGCATTCTATATCCGCTAGAATTATGTGCGATTATTCTAATAAACACAATATTAACATTAGGATTTGTTAGAACAACTGCAGATGCCATTTGTGTCCCATGCGAAAAACCATTACGAGATATGATCTCATTTCCCAGAACCGCAGACCCAGATCCTTCCATATAGTAATCACCATTAGGGCAAGAAGGCCAGTCAAGTATGCATACCTCTTGGATAACCTTGCTATTAAAAATTGGCAAAGATGTATCAAGGGCTGTATCTAAAATAGCAATTGATGGTTTTTCGTCTACCGCATTTGCAGGTAAAGATAAAACAGGGATCAGTAATATGACAACCGCTATAATTTTTTTCATTTATTAATAATACTAAATGTAATAGAATCTGTCAATACTATTTATTATTTTTAGGAGTATACCATTTACCAGCGTCAAGGTCTGGTAACTTCATAGAATTTGATTCCAACAATGCATGAAGAGTAGCCTTTAAATACTCAAGTTCAAATTGTTGTCGTAAAACTTCTAGTTCAAGTAATCTTATTCTGTCTGACTTTCTCATTATTCATTTCCAAAATCTACTGGTGTTGGGGCTGTTGCCAAGCTTCCGCATTGAGCACATTCCATATCTAAAAAGTAGGTTGCAATTTCAGAATCATTAAAGATAACCTTAACATTCCAAATGTTACATCCACATGGGCAGACATGAGTTGGAGTACCTCTAAGGTCCATAGCCTTGCTGTAATCTTCTGGTTTCAGATCCTTGATGCTTCTCAAGTTTTCCTCTTCAAACTCTATGTCTTCATTATCGTTATTGATAATAAGGATTCTGTTTTTATCAACAAAATCTTTAATCATGCCCAGTGTTATAAGCCCAAAGAACAGGGCTGACAGTCTACTGAGCCACTTCATATTCTTATTATATCTTAGACTTCGATAATTGTAAAGGGAGGTCTAACTGCCATATTAAACTTAGCCGCCGCCTCTAAAGCCATACGAACACGCTTGCGTGGAGTCTTTATTGTTGGTGTAGAAAATAATGAACCCAAAGCTAGTTCTTGCCCAGCCCCTTCAGCCATATAGTTTACATCTACTTCAGATATATGAAAGTCTGTATCCATTGTAAAGATTCTTCCAGCACCCTGTACTGCAATTATAAAAATTCCGCCTTCATCGCCATCTTCAGGAGCACTAGTACCAAACTTACCATAACCGTGTTCTTGAAATGTTTCTTTAACTGATTCAACAAATCTTGTACGCATGAACTTATCTATGTTTCTAAATCCTGCAGTTGGTTTATAAACAGGAGGAGTCCACGAATATTGTAAAATTTGACCCATTCTAAAACTATCTACAAACCCTATGCCAAATTGACCAACCTTAAAAACCTTTGGATCTGTTCTTTGAAAAATTAATCCAGACTTATCATCAGATGCAGCAGCATCTCCCCCAAGGAGGACTTTGTTTTCATGGATTAGGGCAACTATACAGGTCATATAGACTAGTATACTATTTTTAAAATTCCTAGTCCAGTTCCCCTTCAGG